GTACTCCTTCGCGCCGACGGTCAATGTATAAAGAGGTGCATTACACGCAGTAAGCATAGTTGTTGTCTCCTTATTTTAAATTTTCGGCGGAGTTTCCCCCGCCGATGTGTTCTTTAGCCGCCGGACGAGGTATATTCCTCTATATCCGACGATGGAGTGATTTTTGCAGTAAAGGTCAGCGCCTCTGCGACGCCCTTTCCGGGCATCGAAAGTGACACTCTGCCTGTCCATGTGAAACCGGAACCGTCCGGGAACAGCAGAATAAAGGTCTTATCTGCATCCTTAGCTCCCTTGAGGGTCGCCCAGTTCGTGCCGGTCTTCATCCCCTCATAGCCGAAAGTAAACGCCATATCTCCGGGGTCGGAAAGCCCGGGCTTATACTTTCTCTGCGTGTCCTTCATCGTGGTCACGTCGATTTTGTCCGATTCGCCGAGCATATCGGGAAAATCAAGCAGACCGGGAACTTCAGCTGCCGCTTCTGCGCTCGCGCCCATTTTCAGAATCACGCCTATAGAAGTCTGATAATCTTCAGCCATTTGTACTTACCTCCTTATTAACTGCGGTAAAACCGCTTCGTGTTGTTGTCGTAGACTCCGTTATAAAGCAGGACGGTGCGGTATAACACCGTACCGTCCTCCTGTTCGTCCTCAAGGTGGTTAGGACTGCCGCGAAGCAGACCGAGGCGGAGCATTGCATCGTCAACTTGCCTCTCGACCTCGTTTCTGCCCTCCGGCGTCGCCATCCACACCTGGATCTGCACGGCGATCCGGGAAAAATGATCCGGACGCGAAGAGGATGGCATTTTAACGGAGTTATCCATCTGCTTTATCAAACCGTGCCGTTCAAAACTCTGCGGATATTCCGCAGACCATTTCACACCCGGTACGGCGAGTGAAAGCACATCATAAGTCACCTGTTCGATATCAACCATTTTTCTGACCGCCTTTACGATTTATTTCCTGTTGTATCGCGCGCTTATAGCACTCGAGTATTGCTTCGCGATTGTTTATAAGCGCAGGATAGAGATACGGCTGCGCCTTTTGTCCGCTTATCATTCGCCAGCCGACACCAGGGATTTTGCCGCGCCACTTGTCCGCCTTGTAATGGATCCCGCCCGGGAGCTCATAAGTATATGTGCCGTTACCTTTAGGACCCGTACCGAATTCCACATAGGCGGCGTATTCAACATTGGTCAATACGCTGCCGATATGCTTGCTACCCTCGCGCTTGTAGTCGGTATGCAGCGACGCGCGCAAGTTGCCGTTATCTACTGGACACAACTCTTTTGCGCTGTTGTTGACTATTCGCGCCGCCTCGCGCGTGCCGTTTGAAATAGCGGTATCAGTGCCGCCGAGCTTTGCGAGCTTTTTCGCCAGCTCGCCGAGGCCCTTAACCTCAATGCTCATGGCTCACCGCCTTGCAAAGATACAGCGTGTGGCTGTCGTGCGGCTGGATCTCGGTGATTCGGTAATAAGCGCCACCGTATTTCACATAGTCGCCCTTCTCGACAGCGAACGTATCGGATGTTGAAAAGGTGGCGTCTTTGTTGCACTGCAGCCCCCATTCCTGCGCCTGCATAGCGTCGGTAACGAGTCGGAAGTTGACAGTAAAAGAGCCCGCAGGTGTTTCTGCGGGCTTCACTGTTTCGCTGCCGAGCGTTCCCGTCTGTTTGACGGCTTTATAATGCTCGACTGTTTTGTCCTGGAATACGGCGCGCTGTGCGCGTCTGAAGGCGTCGGGGATCTTCACCAGAAAAGCCTCCTCCACTCGTTGAGCATCGCCTTTTCGCTGTCGCTCAGTTCCGCCGTCGTAGCGAGGTCTGAGTCGCTGTGCTTAAAGCTCACGCTCTGGTCACCGTCCGTTATGCTCGCAACAGTCTGAGCCGCATCGGTAGAGCCCGGCTGCTGCGTGCGGTAACGCTGCGCGGCTATCTCTGCCACAAGCAGATCAAGACCGGGGACAAGCTCACGCCGCTTGGTATATCGCAATACCTTGGACTCGACGCTATCCAGCAGATACCGGGCAGCCGGCAGCGACATTTCCTTACCCAACATCACGCGCATCCGGGCTATGAGGTCGGCCTTGTTCTGCTCCGTCATATTAGCCCACCAGCCTTGCGGTCATGTCGCTGTCAAGGGTCTTGACGCCGTACAGGATATCAAAGCTGACGCGGTCGGTCTTGTGCTTGATGTCGTAATCATATACGACTCTGATAGCAAGACCGTTCCTGCTCGATGCAATAGCCGCATTATTCGCGCCCATAGGCAGCTCAAGCTGACGGGTGACGAGTGCAAGGCCGTTGCGGTGGAACGCGAGGGAGTGGGTCGTTTTGACGAGATACACCTTGACTGCCGCGTCCGAGGCAATAGTGCGGTGGATAGGCTGATCTATCGCGACCTCGGCGACTGCGCCGCTTGCGGCAGTTGCATCGGCGGCAAATCTGTAAAGATAGCCGTCGAGGATAAAGCCGTCGCCCTTTTTAAAGGTGCCGGTCGCCGCAGTGACATCCGAGAGTGCGACCTTGGTCTCGCCGGCGGTGCAGGAGACTTTTGCAGCGGTCGCAGTGCCCGCAGTTGCCGCGAGGGTATCGGGGGCATTCTGCGACATATAGGTGTCAAGACCATAGATAGAGCCGAGCTCTGCTGAGCGCAGGGCGTCGGAATTGCCTGCATATGCGACCTTTGAGAGGTTTTCCGTGGTCAGATAGCGATACTTGTGCGTCGGATTGACGAGAAGTCTGCGCTGCTGTATCGGTACGCCCTTGAGGTCAAATGCCTTGGCAATGTTGGCAATGTCCTTGAGGTCGGCCGCGTTCGCGGTGCCGCTCACGGTGTTGCCGGCGTTTGCGATGCCTTCGGCGATAATATCGCTGTCGATGGCCTGGGATATGGCCTGCACCGCAGGAGATATGATCTGCTCAGAAAATGACTTGATGTCGAGGGTCATTTCCTTGGATGTGACCGGAACGGTGACATCGCGGAAATGGTCGAGGGTCACTTTGACGCTGCCCTCGTTCACGTTCTGGTCTACGGTTTCGCCGACAAAGTTCTTCGCGGAAAACTTCGCGGGCTTGCGGATGGTGATGGTATCACCGACATGTGCGAACTCCTTGGAGTAGTCCTTATGGACAAGGTCGGCAGCGACGAGATTGTTCTCGAGCACCATAAGAGCCTCGTTCGCGACTATCTGAGGAGTCAGGAATTTGTTTGACATTTGTTAAATCCTCCGTTTTTACTGATTTTTGCGCCAATTCACATAATCGGCATAGTTCTCGGGGGCTTCACCCGGTTCGGGGTCTCCGCCTCCGTGGTCGGGGTCTCCGCCCCTCTGTCTGGTTTCGACTTTGTCAAAGAGATAGGCATCGCTTTCTCTGATTGCCTTGAGCTGATCGTCAAAACCCTCGAGCTTGCCGTCTTTGTCGAGCTTCACGCTGCCGGGCGTTATCAAGGCTTTTATCGCTCTTGCATTCTTGCCTTTGGCGGCTGTAATAGCGGCATCGATAGCGGAGTCAAGCTTCATGGCGGCGATATCGCTGTCATACTTAGCCTTAGCCTGCTTGTTTTCGTTCTGCAGCTGTGTAATCGTAGCTTGCAGCCCGGCGGTATCAACCTTTTTGAGCTCTTCAAGCTGACTGTCCCGCTCTGCTATCTGACCTTCAAGGTTCTTGACCTTGTCGGACTCGGCGCGAAAATCTGCTTTTGAAACAAAGTTCTTGCCGATATAGCTCGCTATCTTCTTGTCGATGTCCTCGGTGTGTGCGTCGCCTAAAATGTCTTTAAGCCAGTCCATGTCTGTCCTTTCCCGCGCTCCCTTTTTACTTGGCCAGTCCCAATATTGCGCGACACCATTTTGCTCCGGGTGGCGGATAAATTTGGATATAAAAACAGCGCTTTGCATTTGACTGCAAAACGCTGTAATTATTATGTTGTGATATGACAAAACCGCCTTGCTTTCGCTTGGCGGCTTGTTATTTATTATTGATTCTCTTCATCAAGAGTATCTTTTCCGAAAGCTTTTATATAGCTCTCGGTGAGGTCTTTTATGATAATCGGGGCTTCTTCTTCGTCCAGTATT